AGTTGTTCAGACCGTACTGCTTGACGTCAATCACGAGCTCCTTGCTAGAACTTGTGTATGAACGCCAGGTTGTTTCCTGCCCTTTGACTTTTCCTTTCGTCGATACGTATTGCTTGCTACCAATGTACGCTCGCCCATTCACCTTGTTGCGAATCAGATAGATAAAGCCAAAGCAATTCTTCTGATTCATAAGCTCTGGAAAGTCCCAGTGTCCATTGGGTTCTTCAGTGTAACGGGACTTACGCGGTCGCGTGATGATGTTCTCTTTGCTAGACGCCTGTACTGGCGTGATTATGCCAGTGTCAGTGTCCATGAGAACTGGAGTTATTCTCAAGCTACCGATTGACATTCGGCCTCCGAAACAAACAGCTTTGCAGCGGTTACCGAGGCAAACGAACGCTCTTCGGGCTCACCCTTTTTTCTTAAATAGATAGGGGCTTCGTTGATGTATTTGATAATAGTCCACGGCCCTTTTGTACGTAACACAGGGCAATACGGCCCTTCGTCATCTTCGTTGCGCCAACCGTCTTCTTCCATATACATGGACATTACGTTACTCCTCTCTATGCTCGTTTTCGTGTCTGCGTTTCTGTCACCCTATCTTGAGTGACATGCCGGTCGCCTTGACCGCTGTGGCTTGCGGAGTGGCTGCAGGCGCGGCGATTGGGGGCGCGGCGATACTCGCCCCATGGGGTGCACCCGCGTCCGGCAGCGTGGCAGTTTTGGCCGGTGCTGCCAATTTTTCCGCCTCTCCTTGTGCCGCAAGGGACTCCGAAATAGACGAATCCATGCTCAGGACTGTCTGAACAATCTCCCAAGACCTACAGCTGAAGAAGTCATCCTCGTGCTTCTTGAGATAGAGCATCGCCCCGTTACTCTGGAGATAGTTATACCAGTCTGTCGGGTAGAAGCTCATGTATTGCTCGACAACAACTTCCTGCATGTCGAACTCCGTACTACAATCCACTAGCAGCTTCTCAGCCTTAACAGGGCCAACACCTGGAATTCCAGGTATGTTGTCAACGCCGTCGCCCTTGAGCAGCTGCTCATAGAAGAACCGTAATGCGAATTCCTCTGTGATCTCTTCTATCACATTGGTTTTCATATTGTAGTACAGCCCAGGGATACACTTCAGATCCTTGTCAATAGTGCAGATAACATAAGGCATCTCTGCAAGACGAGCTTGCTCCGCCCATATCCGCATCAAATCGTCGGCCTCCATATTGACAGCCTCTACTGCCAGACCTTCGTCCACAGCCATTCCTCTTAGTACTGGTACGAAGAAGTTGGACTGCCGAGGATCCTTGTGCCGGTTCATCTTGTATTCTGGATACAACAGATTCCTAAAGTTATGCTGACTCTTTACAGCCATCAGGTGGTCTGTTGCAAATACACAATCGAGCAAGTCTTTAGCCTGACGCTGGAAATTATCCCACGACTGACCCAAGTACTCTGCATCCTCTGCCATAGTGTATTCTTTGTTTGCCTTTACAAGATTGCCCTTGTCGTTGAGGATTAAGTTAACAGCCTCATCTGGCTTGAACCTTGTCTTGCACGCGTGATAAGCGAGCACATCACCGTCTATTATTGCCAGCATCAGTATCCTCTCCGTTGTACTTCTCACTCAAGCCGCGCCAGCGAATGGCAACCCAAGGAATCATCTTTCCCTGGGGATTCTTGTAGTACCAAGCAAGACCATCCCAATAGTGTCGCTTACCACAGATACACTCTGTTGGATACCAACCTACTCTATGCGGGTTTACACTTGGCGGATACCAACGTGTGTACTTACTCACTAGCGCAGCTCCTTTATCAACTGTGGTATTACGAATAGTGCCGTCCAGTTCTCAACATTCGCAGGGCAAACATTGATTGTGGTCAGCCCGTGTGTAGTACCATCATATTCGATATCGTCTGTCAATACCCAGCATACAGGATCTAGCGGGTACAGCTCTTCTAAAAGGCTACGCGTATAAGCCTCCAGCCAGACATCAGAAGGACTGAGCGAGGGATCACCGAATTGCGTATCTGTGACAGTTGCAATACGTTGCACTACAGCCTCGAACGTCTCTGAAATTTCACTCATAGCGCACCCCTCACTCTTGAATCGAAGATGACAGCCTCCATTTTGTAACGCCTTACTTTGTAACCCTGCTCTGCCAGTGCCAGCACCAATGCGATCATGTTTCTGTTCAACAGCTCGTAGTCATGTGAATGCCCTGTCATGAACATATCATGGTCAGAGACTACGAAATACCCGTCTTTGCTCATTAAAAGATCAGCTACCTTGAACTTGAAAGCCTCAGCTAGCTCAATCAGTTGCCTCTTGTAAGCATCAATTACAGGATCAATTGCGACGTGTGCCTCGTAGTACTTAGTCTTCAGCTTCTGTGTCGCCACTCTTAGCCTCCGTCACATCGATCACACCGATATCAGTAGTTAACTCTTTAAGTTCCTCGATTGTTAATCCGAGAAGTGTGCCTTGAGCTACCCCTGTCAAAGCCTCACAAGCAAGCTGCCATGCTTCGATTTCATGCTCCAGATCGAGCACCCTGACGTGTTGCAGGTTATCCTCATAGGACAACCAGTGTAGACAGTACGTTGTTATCACCTTCTTTTTACTCCATCTGAAATTTTCCAAAGGATCCCAACCGTTGCCGGCACAGTTCCAGCACCTAATCCGTCCGTAGCTAGTCTTGCTTGTGTAGCCAAGACCATTACATACAGGACAAGTACTCATCAGTGCACCTCATACCAGTTCTCTCCTATCTTAGCGTCACCGTTCATTATCTGGACACCAAACAGCTTCGGGCCATCTTTAAAAGCCTGCTTCCCGATAGCTGCAGCCTCTACCGCGTGTTCGTCCGGCACAAGGAAGTCTTCCTCATCGTGCATAAACATTACGGGCCAATACTCGATACCCTTCTCTTCTAGCCGCTCCATTGTTAGCATCACTGCAGCCGCACATGTTGCCTTCTCGCAAGCTTGCAGAAGATAGACCAACAACTTATGGAAGCTATCACAATAGATGCGGTTGCCACCAATACCTGGGATATAGCCGTCACCCCATTGCTGCGTCTTGCCGAAGATGTTTTCAAGCTTCTCCAGCAGCTTCTTGAATCCAGGAACAGCCTTGGTGAACAGTGACTTTAGCTTCTTACCGCGTTTCTCATCTGGCTTATCAAAGATGTAACTCCAGAGTTTGCCTCCGGAAGCACCGAACAAGAACGCATATAGAATACGTTTAGCTCTTGGTCGTGGTACAGTGTGCTTGATACCCATCTCTGCCAAACATTGTGTCAACACATCGGCGTTGTACTGGTGAATGTCGCCATTCAATAGCGTCTGAGTGAACTCCTCGCTCTCTAAGTAGTGCGCCAATCCACGTGCCTGATTACCTGCAGAGTCACAGCCAATCAACTTCCATCCAGGTAGCGTAGTGAACAGTGCGCGCATCTCTGGACCAAGCACCGACTCAGCAGCTGGAACATTGACGATGATACTATGCCGTGCACGCATACTAGGCGTACCGATTGTCATACAGTCGCCGTGTAAAATGCCAAGCCCAGGAGGACACAACGGATTGTTTCTATCCACCTTCTCAAGCCAGCCCTTCAGGATGCTATATCGTGATTTCGTTGTTAAGAAGTCACAATACAACTTACCATCCCCTTCCATACACTGCAGGCTGTCCTCCGTAATCTTACCAGAGGTGTTCACCTTACGGCCTGTATTAGGATCGACTTTCGTGTTATACTCTGTCGGAATCCAATCGTGCCTGTAAAGGAAGATCTTTACATCATCAATGCTGTCGATATCGAGTGGTACAATCTCGACGCGACTGTATGGTCCTTCAACTAGACGATTCCAATCCTGACCAGTCATAGGGTCGATATTGAACCACGTAGCTAGATGGTGATAGTATGCTCCAATCTTTGTCCACTTAGCTTCCTTCCATGGGACAACACCATTCGCCTTGTCTACTGCCACAGCTTTGAAACCTAGCTTCGGTAGAATCTTAGCTCGCACGACGTCCATCTCAATTGTCAGTTTTCCGAACAGGCTCTCAGCAGCTGCAATGTTGAATGGCCAACCACGTAATGATGCTTGTGCGACGAACTTAGCTGCCGCATGCTCAGCCTTCAGGTAGGTACGAATTATCGGCTCTCTTGCTGCTTTCTCCTTCAACTCTTTGCCGAGTACATTGTAGACCTTACCACCAAGCTCCATGTCTCGCTTCCAGTACTCCAGCATCTCTTCAGAATACTTAGAGAAGAAGATGGCAGGATCACCAGTGTCTCCTTTAGGATAACCTAGGTTCTCACCCCACACTTCAAGGCTGTGTCCTCGGTTTCCGAAACGTTTGTAGTCCTGAACTTGTGACATCAGCAATGTATCTATGATCATCAACTTTTTAGGTGGCTTCCAGCCTGTCAGTTTCTCTAATGCCGGAATATCAAAGCCCAAGAAGTTATGTCCAACGATTTGATCGGCTTCGTCGAACACCTTCTGCCAACCAAGGTCTCCTTCAAGCCAATACTGCACAACGCCTGTGTCAATGTTCTTGACTCCAACAATCCACAGGCGTGTGCATTCTTGTAGGAGTCCATTTGTTTCAATGTCACTTATGTAACGAGCCATTTGGACTCCAGAAATTTACCGCTTAACGAATGACAGGATTTCAGCGGTGATGTGCTCACCTTTAGGTCTGTTGTCGTTCAAACAACCATGAAGCTCAGCATCAAGCAGGATAGCTGCACCTGCCATCAGATGACCCAGATGGACTACATGACTATCTGCTGCGCAGTCCTCCCCGCTATACCACGCGAGTAGGTGACGCATCATTGCATCATAGAACACTGTGGCAGATACTTGGCTGTCACGCCAGTTGGTCAGGCCATACTTGTTCACACCATCTTGCATCGCCGTACCAAGTGCTAACAGTGCAATCGGCGGGATACCAGACATCTGTGGTTTGCCGACTGCAGCTGCCGTCTTAGCATTGTTATCAATCAAGTGCTGTGGACCTTTAGCGATCTCACGTAGCACCTCATTGAACGACTCAGCTGCACCTGCAAAGTCATGCACGACGTTAGGAACCTGAGGCTCGACAGGATGTTCAGTGACATGAAAACCATCAGTCTCCTCTAGTGCGTTGTATGTCTTCTTAGGAAACACCCAAGAATTATCACGCTCTAGTTTTGTTTGCCAACCTAGGAAATCATCCTCTGTGAACAACGGGGCATGCTTCGATGCAGGCTCCAGGTTATCGGCGATATCGATGCGACCTGCCTTGTTCGGTACGAGCCTCACCATGTTGACAGCTCTGTCGAAGTTGGTTGTTATCTCGAGACGACGACGTGTTTCCCAATTCCAGACTTCATAGTTGTACCTCATTCAATCTCCCCGTTGTCAAACTTCTGTTGAGCCTCGTAAGGCTTGATGAACTCCTCATACAACATTTGCTTCGTCTTTTCGAGTGCACCTACCACCTCGTCGTAGCGTGACTTATCACGCATACCCTTAACGTAACCGCGAGCGATCACATTAAAGGCATACGAGAGTTCACGAGAGTTAACCAACTGGCAATCACCGATAGGTGACACATCAATACTATGCCGTTGCTTCTTCGTGATGTGCGACATATCAGAACGGAATGTCGTCGTCAGGAGGGGTATCGCTGTCCGCCATCTCTGGCGCAATCGTCTCGGTCTCGCCTTCATCGTCGAAGTCATCATCTCCGCCGCCCTTCTTAGGCACATAGACAATATGCTTGAGCAGCTGAATCTTCATCAGTACAGATGCGAGTTGCTTACCCTCGACGCCCTCCTTCTCGTACTCGTACTGAAACACGCGTACGTTTCCAATGGAACCATTGCCAATAGATGTAGGATCAACTGGCTTCAGATTGGCTCCAACAACCTCAACAGGCTCAGACTGTGTTCCGTCTTTCTTGATCGACTTCTTCTTAAGGTGCGCAAGCCATTGCTTCTTTCCGGCTGCATTGAGGATCGGTTCTCCTTCGTTATCCTCACCGGCCTTGTAGACCATCAGCTTGGCTTTGACACCTTCAGCTTCCCAGCTCTTCTTCACCTCGATATCAGAGGTTCGGATCTGTACTTCCCACGACGGATTCGTCTTGTTGAACTTCTTGGAAGGACGCTTAGGATCAAGGTAGGCGTAGTGGAGTTCACAGTTCTTCAGAATAGGCATTTGTCTTCTTTCTTTAATTATTTTGTAAGTTGCTCTTGGATTGTTTCCAGGAGTATTGGATTAATGCTGTCGTCATTAGGCACATAATATGCTACACTCAATTCGTTATTCATGATAATCAGAATCTCGAATAGGTTGCAGTCCGCGTGAAACTTTACACACTCCCAACACCAGCCGTACATTGGCTTACCGTCATTAAGCACTCCATCTTTATCCTCACAAAGCAGCCCCTTCTCTGTCGGATCGAGTACGCAAGTGGTGATATCATCAGTGATGTTGTCGATCAGAACACTATATGGCATATCGTCGGCATACTCAGGATGCGCGGTGAAATATGCTCCGTCGGTTTCTCTCAAGTCTGTCGTTACAGCCAAGAGATGTCGTTTGGCTCCCTGATCGACGATAACATCACAATCGCTTGGCCACTTGATTGTTATCATGAGCGCCTCGCTATAGCTTGCACCATCTCTTTGATCTCATCGAGCATGTCGATCATTTGGTGCCAATTCAAATGCTTAGCGCCATTCGACGTAAGTGCGAAGAAAAGCTTGTCATCTTCCTGGCGTGCTTCCAATACAGCTACTTCACGTGCATTTCCAGGCTCATCTTCCGTTGTAAAATGAATTTCACCTTCGATCATGTCATCTCCTTATGCAAAGCAATATTCACTATCCATCACGAGGCTCAGGTCTAGTGTCCCAATAGAGACTTCTTTTGGATCCAACTGTATGTCCTTGAAGATTGGTTCCAACGGATTGTCCTTGTAAAGCTTGTAAAACATTTCTCTCACAGCCACATATAGATCTGGCATATCAGCTGCTAGGCAACCGAAGCTGTCATGGATGGTTGTTATATCGAAAGGACACGCATCAATCGTCAGCATCAAGTGCGCAGCATCCAAGCTGTGAATGATGTTAGGCGCAGCTCCTTGTGCCTGTCTACGCTTACTATGCTTCGTCTCTTCGATGAAGCAGATGCTGACCTGATAGGTGTTGATGAAATGACCGGTATTTAGTCTCTCACCTATCTGCGGACCATACTGAATCCATTGCTTCTTGACCGTGCCTTCCACATAATGCTGTACAACTGGGAAGTCAGTTTTAGGTACAGTCCAGGCAAGAAACTCACCACGATCCTCTGCAGCCTTTCCTGCCTTCTCGAACAGCGACAACAGACGCATCGGCTTAGCCATCGATGAACCACAGGAGTCAAACACAGTACGACCCATGTATGCGCCCCACTTATGCGTCATATGCATCAGAGCAGGTATACCGTGTTTTCGTGCGTCCTTGATTTGTTGCTCCATTATGTTCGGCGGTTGTCGCTATCAGCCGCCCGAATACGTTATCAATTGAATCTATTGACCTTAGCAGTCTCGTATGCTGCAACGGCTGCTTCTCGTGTGTCGAATCTTCCTAGAAAATTATTCTTATTCTTCTCACTTATCTGTGCTCGCCATTTCTTTCGGGGCGCATCATAGGACACTCCGCCGCGATCGGTATTGAGATTGTTCTGCGCCTTTGTGACCATCCGCAGGTTTTCGATAGTGTTATCCGCTATGTCCTGATTGATATGATCGATAACCATACCTTCCGGGATGTCTCCGTTAAACATTATCCAAATCAACCGATGCATCTTGAAGGGCTTCGTACCTAGCATAACACGACGGTAGCCCTTACCATCTGTGTCTCCGGCAATCTGGCCTACCTTATTTCGATTACTGAGTACTGTCTTCCATAACAGTTGTCCACCCTCATACGTGAATCTTTCATGCAAGTATGTTTTATCCATTTCTACTCCGTTAGCGATAACGTATTCAGCTGCATGTCACCATGCAGATCAGACTATATCTTCACCTTGCGGTGTATCCCATTTCGAATGCGCTTGCATTCTACGCCTTCCGGCTAGTCGTTGAACGTTCCTGTTACCAGGCTTCGCTGCTGATTGTCTCAAGGAGAGTTCCCAGCAATTAGAGATATTTTACTTGAGCGATTGCTTACCCAAGCCATACGATGTTCCACCATAAGGAAGCGTCATGATGTTTCTCTTCAAAATCTTCCTACGATGCTTCCTGTCGGTTATCTTGCTCCAGAATATCGGAGAGGATATCTCGATGTACTCTTTGTTCTGTCGCTTGAAACTCTGGAGCTTCTCAACTAGCTTCTTACGCAGCTCCACATCAGCAGCGTGTTCATGCACCGCACGCATCTGATCCACCAATTCCTCGATGACCTCTTGACACTGCTGCTGCAGGTCTAAAGGAATCTCCATCAGGTTCTTATGTATTTCGTCCCATACATTGTTAGCAGTATAGGCGTATAAGTCACCTGGCAATTTCGAAGGCACTAAGTTAACATGTGGAGCCGTCACCTCGTCTCTTGTGAGAGCAGCTAAGTGTTGGCTACCATTCGTTGAACCGTCGATAAA